CCCGGAGCCGGGCATATCCAAGGTTAACGACGGGTATATATTCGAACACCACCCCCTTACTCGAATGGCATTGTCGGAACTTATTGGGGTGCCCGGTTATGATGACGAAGCTATACGCGAACTACTAGATGTTGGTAACGGGCAGAGCTGGATCAACAGCGACGTTAACCAAGAGAAAGATGAGCTAGAGCGTAAGCACAGCACTGAGCAACGTCCCACAGAAATTTACGATGCCCTTGAGTTCTGGGGTAAAGTTAGTGGTAAGATGCTGCTTGAGTGGGGTTTAACTGAAGAAGAAGTTGAAGACCCTACGAAAGAATATGATGCAAACGTATGGCTAGTAGGTAACTATGTTATCAAAGCTATCCTTAATTATGATCCCCTAGGGGAGAAACCTTATGCAGTTACTTCCTTTATTAAAAGCCCCGGTGCATTTTGGGGTAAAGGTATTCCAGAAATTATTGAAGATGTGCAGAATGTGTGCAACGCCTCTGCGCGTTCTCTCGTCAATAACATGGGTATCGCCTCTGGACCCCAAGTCGAAGTTAACTTGGAACGTATTCCTACAAATGAGGATATTACCCAAATGCACCCTTGGCGGATATGGCAAGTACTTAACGATCCGCTCGGTGGCTCTGCCCCTGCTGTCCGTTTTAACCAGCCTAATGATAATTCTGGTTCATTGATGTCAGTGTATCAGCAGTTTAGTAAACTCGCTGATGATCACAGTGGCATACCATCTTATCTATCAGGTGATCTTAACGTGAAAGGTGCGGGCCGCACAGCCTCTGGCCTATCAATGCTTATGGGTTCGGCTGGTAAGAGTATCCGGCAAGTGGTTATGCATATAGATGCAGACGTTACAAAACTTGTTGTGCACCGCATGTTCGTGTACAACATGCGCTATGATGAAGATGAAAGTATTAAGGGCGACGCTCAGATTATACCTCGTGGAGCTATTAACCTAGCTGTCAAGGACACTGTTAACTCTCGGCGTGTTGAGTTCTTACAGGCTACTGCTAATGAATTTGATATGGAGATCATGGGGGCAGATGGACGGGCAGCGATTCTTCGGGAAGTTGCTAAAGGTCTACAGATGCCTGAAGATGAAGTTGTGCCGACTCGTGAGAAAGCTGCGTTTAATAAACGGGCTGCTCAGAGTGAGGCTCAGGCTGCAATCACTCCACCCGATGGTGGACGCACAGGTCCGCAGCCCCAAGTACTAGACCAAGCTGGTAACCCAGCAGGTGGTCAGGAAGCGAAGCTAGTATGATACAGCCTGACCTTGATACAATTAAAGCATTTGCGCATATTTCGCAAAATGTACCCCGTGTGGCAAAGTTTCTCGATGAGCAGTATCATGCTGAGCTCGAGCGTTTGCCAGTAACGGCAAGAGATAAGCAGGGTATCGCTTCCGGGCGATGCCAAGTTTTAGGTGAGTTGTGTAAACTTCTTGCCGATTCCCCACAAGTGGCACAGTCCAATGGATAGCTACTTTATTAACCAACGCATACCGATAGGAGCGTAAGATGGCAGTACCAGAGCAAGTTCGTAAACAGACTGAGGCAGTGCAAGCCTTGTATAACGATGTCAACACCACTGAGTCGCCTGAGAATGGTGAAACGCCGGTTGTTGAGCCTGTTGTGCAAGTAGTTTCACCCGCCGACAGTGTCCAAGAACCTGCCCCAGAGTTAACGCCAGCCGAGCAGGGCGTTAACGACCAAGATGAAACTTTCGAGCAGAAGTACAGGACTCTTCAAGGTATGTACAACGCCGATGTTCCTCGCTTAAATTCTCAAGTGCAGGAGCTGACGCAACGTGGTCAGCAGATGGAGCAACTCGTTGCAACTATGCAGGCTACACCCGCACCTACTCTTGAACCCACCCCTACTCCAGTCAGTTCACTTACTGAGGACGAAGTAGAGGAATACGGGGAGTCTATTGACATTATGCGTAAGGTTAGTCAGGAAATTACTGGTCAGTACCAGCAACAACTGTCTGACATGCAGGCTAAAATTGACCAGCTACAAGGCACAGTTATGCCTCGTGTTGAGCAACTTGCTAGCCAGCAAGCGCATAGTGCTGAGCAAACCTTCTGGGCTGATCTGACAAGCAGCGTACCAAATTGGCAGGCGATTAATGACTCCAAGGACTTTCAAACTTGGTTGTTAGAGACCGACCCCCTTTCTGGATTAACTCGTCAAACATATCTCGATGATGCCCAGCGCAATCTGGACATGAAACGGGTAGCTAGTTTCTTTGACTCTTGGCAATCGGCAACTGGTGCCGTAGTAGCTCAACCTAATCGGACCGCTTCTGAACTTGAGAAACAAGTTTCACCGGGTAAAGGTCGCAGTGGTACTGCTTCTACAACTAGTGAAATTAAAACCTACACGCCGCAGGACATCACGGATTTTTTCGAGAAGGTTCGGACGGGTGGGTTCGAGGGTAACGAAGAGGAGCGGGACGGAATTGAACGCGATATTTTCGCAGCGCAAAGCGATGGTCGTATAATCCACGCGTAGTTAATAAAGGAGCCAATCATGGCATACGCAACATCACCGGGTCATCCGGCTTACACCGGGAATTTCATTCCAGAAATCTGGAGCGGAAAACTCATTGAAAACTTTTACGACGCTACTGTGTTGTCGGCTATCGCCAACACTGACTACGAGGGTGATATTAAATCTCATGGTGACACGGTTAATATCCGTACGACCCCTGAGCTGACGATCCGTGACTATGTCAAGGGTCAGACTCTCGCCGTCGAAAACCCTGATAAGCCTAAGCTGCAGCTTCTTATCGACAAAGGTAAGTACTTTGCCTGTGTTGAAGATGATGTAGATCAGGTTCAGTCCGACATCGCTATGATGGACACTTGGTCTAAGGACGCTTCTGAGCGTATGAAGATCACCATTGATACTGATGTTCTTGGCAACATTGCTACTGATGTCCCTGCCGCTAACAAGGGTCTCACCGCTGGTGAGCAGTCTCTTGCTATTGACTTGGGTGTTACAGGCACTGCTAACGCTTTGACAACATCGAATGTTCTAACTGAAATCATTAACCACGGTACGGTTCTTGATGAAGCAAACGTTCCTGAGTCAGATCGTTGGATGGTTATCCCTGCTAAAATGGCTGGGTTAATTAAACAGTCTGACCTAAAAGACGCTTCTATTACTGGCGACGGTTCTACCCCGCTACGTAATGGCCGCCTTGGTATGATTGATCGCTTCATGATTTATGTGTCGCACAACCTGCCTCTATCCCAAACTGGAGCCAGTGGTGAGTTCACCATCTTCTCCGGACATAAGAAGGGACTGACCTTCGCTTCGCAGATGACCAACATGGAAACTCTGCGTTCCGAAACTACCTTCGGGGATATCATCCGTGGTCTGCAAGTGTATGGTTTTAAGGTTGTTAAGCCTGAAGCTATCACTGCTGGCATCATCACAATCGCATAAGCGGAAGGAGAATATATCATGGCTGCTTATACAGACACGCATGGCTTTAATAAAGGCTCTGCAGCACACCCTGCTAAAGGTATTAACAGGGTTGGATACATTGAAGTCGTACTAGACTTTGCTACGATTACTGCCGATAGAGTTACAGCAGGTGCCACAGCGCTTGCTACTGGTGACTCTCTCCAAGTACTCGCGCTACCAGCTAACACGCTAATAATGGCGGTTGGTGCAACTACTATAACCGCTGAAGGTGCGGCATCAACATTTGACATCGGTCTTACCGGTGGTGACGTTGATGGGTTTATTGATGGGGGTAATGCTAACGCAGCAGGAACCACTCAATCAACTGGCGCACTTTTGAATGGTGATAACCAAACTCACTATCTTGCGGCTGCAGACACTATTGATATGCTTATTGGTGTATCAGGTGCTGTAACTGATCTTGCTAAGATTAAAGTATGGGCAGTTATTGCTGATTGTTCGTAATTGATTGGGGGGCTAAGTTGCCCCCCTTTCTCTCACTTTTAGGAGATACTCATGGCTATTATGGGGCACCCGGGACGTTGGCTTCGACACAAACTTGACGGTACGATCTATAACTACAATGATACTTTATGTAAGAATTCTGCTGTAGAAGAAGTTTCAGAAGAGATTGCGTTCCCTGAGAAATTTATCCCAGCAAAGCAAGTTGGTCGTAAGGCTACAGTTGACCTATCTACTGATGAAGTTGTTATTAGTAAGACTGAGCCTAAAAAAGGTACAGGTCTTAAGGTTAGTGCTACAGGCGGTACTATAAAATGATACTAAACGACATAGTTACAGCGGTGCGACGGATCATCCAAGATGAAACTGTTGCTTACCGGTATAGTGATGTATTTCTTCTTGATCTTTGTAACCAAGGACTAAAGCGGATACAATTACTACGCCCGGACCTCTTTTCTTATGTTGGTACTGTAGCCTGTGTTGAGAACGCAGTTATTCAATCTGCTCCTAGCGATTCACTGCGTATAATAGAGTGCTATTCCATTGTCGGTGGTACAGGGCTAGTTGAGGCGGACCGTGAGGTTCTTGACCA